CAAAACCTATGCTTGCATGAGACGATACCTGCAAAGCAGCAGTCCACTTGAAACCTTTGTTGAATTGCGGTGGACCCCATTTCTGAGGTATCCCACACACATCAGTAATATGCTCCGACAGGGGCGATGTTAACACTTCTGTGCGTGGAGATGATGCCCCAATCACAGTGCCTAGAGGGCGAAAATGGGGTCCAGTCTCATTTTCCTTTGTCAAAAAGCGAAAGGGACTGCGCTCGTGTATGTTCGTGCCAGTAAAGAATTGGACATCGAATTGTTCCACACTGAAAGGAGTCAAACTCTTCGATAAAAGTACCCCCGTTTGTTCACTGAGGGTCTTCCAAGCATCCTTGTACTGAGATTGTGTCAAAATGCCAAGGCCACCACGATTTGTCCCGGTAGCTCCGGCCAAATGGAAACCAAGGATTTGTGGTTTAGCGTTATCACTGAGTACAGTAGCCATACACATGCCTTTGAAAGTGTTGATAGGCAGTGAATAAGTAGCTCCTTTATACGTACCAGCACCTTGAGCATCAATCTCGGCTATCCTAACAGCCGATAATTTGTACTCAATAGCATCTCCATCCGCATCACGATAGTACATGCGTGCGGGTGAATTGGGTATGCCGTCTAAAGGTAAATACTCAGATAAGTTGGACCAATCACCAGCATTGGGAACATACACCAGGGAGAGATCTGTCGAAGGTATTCTAACAGAATGTGCCCGTGAGATGATGCTCATCCACTGATTCCCAAGATTGCGCTTAGTACGTTTGGTGAATTTGACTTTTACCGAAGTCATTTGTGCTTCAGTGACTGGATTCCACATATGATTAGGTATCAAGACCACGTTAGAGCCAGGAAAAAAGGCATCACAAAAATGCCGATTGTTTCCTATGATGAACTCCATGTGGACAAGATTCGCTTTCACATTTTCACGTAACTGTTCGAAGGTAACATTGGAGCTCTTCGCTGGAGCTCTGTACTCAGGAATCTCGATGGGAACCCATTTGTTGACTTCCATATCCC